TTCAGCGTATTCGTGAATTTCATCAATCGACATCTTTGTAAAATTCTCTTTCTGTATTTTTACGATAGGAACCTCCTCTTTATCGTCAAGGGGGTTTTTATGAACCGCCCCACAAGCAAAACATGTAGCGGGGCCTTCTTCATAAATACCTACTGCATCACTAGATCCACATTTATCGCACGGACCATGTCCTATAAATCTACTTTTAGTAGTCATCATCTTTTTGATTTATAAGAAAAAAGAATAATGCCAGAAATAGTTGCAACACCTAAATAAAAGAATCCTAGGTGAGTAAGTACAACGCCATTAAAATAAAATAAGAATAAGTTATAAGTTGTCATTGCTGAAGACCACAAAATTAGGCTGACAGCTAAAAATGAGTTAATCACTGCGAACATTTTTTGTTCTCCACTTTTTAACAAGTCGTTGAGCCTTGCTAAAAGATTTGTCCATTATTGATAATTGATTATCATCTTGTTTAGGTATAAACCGGATAGGTGCAACTTGATTATTATACCAGCGTCGTTCGCCTTGCGTGTCTCTGTCTGTTATAGCACACAAAGCCATTTGAAGATAAGCTTCTGTATAATTACACCAAGCTCTTGTTTCAAATACGCCTAAGATATGATATTCTAAATCGTCACCTTTCTTTGAATCAGCAATTACATGAGCAGAAGAAGTGTTATACGCTCTCCACATAGCCTTTCCGGTTTTAATATGAGTATTCTTTTTATAAGTCCAAAATTGTTTTTTACCTATATAAAACTTATTTTTAGACTTATTTATAACTAGATAAACAAAGCCAAAATACTTTGCTATATCTATATTTATTCCAGTATAATTCCAGTGGCCTAAGTCGGTTTTAATGTGCTCTTTTTTAGGGCTAAACTTTGTTTTCGCCATTTTTAATACCTCTAAGCACACTTGGGACATCAGAATCTTTTAACTTAAACATATCATCAGGAGTTCTCATAATATGAATTAGAGTTCCTGTATGAAGCATCTCTAGTCTCCAGTTGTTACCATGATGTTCATAATAAGCATCAATAACTCTTTGTTTTCTAGCTTTGGAATTACCTGCGCCCTCTAGGATGCGCTCTGCCTTTTTAGGTCCAATTCCCCTTAAGCCACGAATGTTATCTACTGCATCACCTGTTAGTATCTGTGTCCAGTAGTGTTTATCTGCCATATCATCATCTACGTAAATTAATTCATCCCTATGTATTAAATAGTGATGTCCAGAAATACACTGTAGATCTTTGTCTACGCTAGCAACAACAAATTGCTCTTCTCTAGCCTTAGCTTCTTCTGCCCATATTCGAACTAAGTCATCGGCTTCCATCCCAGTAGCAGGAACTACTCGATTTTCTTCCATAAGTATTTGTCTTAGCTCAAAGTAATAAGGGTTATTAGCCTTAGATTTTTTTCTGCTAGGTGTATTTTTATAATCTTTGAAGTAATCAATTCTAAAATTGTTATCTCCAAACACGGCTATTTGAGTGGTATCGCAAAATACGGTATTCTCAATATCCTCTAGTTTTTCTTCAAAAGTGTCATACGCTTCTTCAGCAGAGTGCTTATTATAAGCCGCTCTAAACATAAGAGGATCGCCATCTACAATTAGTAAGGTCATACCTTTCCTTTTTATCTTACTGCGTATAAGTCATGAGTCTCCATATATACAATATAACCTTGTCGCTCAAAGATGTCAATAAGTTCTTGTGCATCTATGTGACTGTGTTCTATTTTTATAAATGTAGGTTTTATACGCCAAGAGTATTGTTTTAGTATCTCAAGTTCATGACCCTCCACATCAATCTTTAAAAAGTCAACATAATCAATTCTATGTTTATGAAGCAAGCTGTCTAATGTCATACACCTTACTTTAAGATTTTCTGAGTAATCAAATATGTTAGCAATACGATTTTGAGGAATTTCTGAAAGTTTTCTACCTGTGTGATTTTCAGAAACTACATGAGATACTCCTCGGACCCATTCTTCTGTTTCATCGTCTGATTCTATCATCTCGATATGTCCGTTGTAATTAGAAACAGCGATATTATCAATATTTAAATTATAACGATAAGGGATCTGATTTGCTTGTTCTACTAAGCTTGAATAATACTTAGGCACAGGTTCGCACATGAGGCCTCGCCAATCTCCTGATTCAATTAGCGGTAGGTTTGTATCAAAGTCACAAGTTCCGATTTCTACAAATATTTTCATTAATAAGCCTTATTGGGTCTATAGAGTGATCATTTCTTCGTCAGGGCACGAGACTTCAAACATAGCATCATATGCCTCATTTCGGGCTTGTTCAATAGTTTCGCAATTCATAATTCGGTAAATAGCTTCTAACAAAATATCTTCGTTCATTCAGCTTTCTCCTTACACCAAGTACGTATAGTAGTGGGATGTAGGTCCATCTGTCTGGCAACCTCTGCATAGTTTCCAAGCTCCCCATACAACCGTATAGCCTTAGATTTAGGGGTCTCAGGGTGCTTAGATGCTAGCAACTCGCCAGTTTCATCATTATACAAAAACCAGTTGGTTGTCATAGATAAACCTTTTAAATGTTTAACTTCGTTATTTAAATTCATATACGCTTGTTTTGAATCGAAATAAGTTAGTTTATCAATTATTGTTTCTCCAGAGATCCAAGTAACTTCTCTGCGCAGGGTTTTTTCATGTTGGTTCATATATTAGCTCACCGTCTAAAACAACATTGTACTGAACAATAGTAAAACCTATGCTTTCAAGATACTCTAGAAAATCAAAGTATTCTTCTTGTAACTCCTCGCTATCATAAAATGTATTATCAAGATTTTGAATTTCTGCTTTACAATCATAAGCCTCATAACCAAAATCACAAGCGTCCCAAGAACCTTCAAACTCAGTTTCAAAACCGCAATAAGCAGTTTCTAATTCTTGATCAGGCAACTCTTCAGCCTCTCCCATTTTATACAAAACATACTCTGAAACAGGTACGTCGTGCAAGATTACAGATCCGCTTTTCCAGACAATCCAATACTGAATTAGATCGCCCTCTTTGTTTTCCATATCATAAACTTCTACAAAGTTCTTTTTGCTAGCAGGACTGACTCGTAAATTCATTAATTCTTCGGACATAAATATCTCCTTAGTGTGTTTCGTACCAGTTATTGCCGACCATTGCTTCACCATCCATACAGGTAACATTGAACCACTTAGGGGCTTCTCTAAAAGACTCTGCCATAATTTTAGAAGCACGATCAACGTGTTCTTCTTTTACGGCCCACTGCATTTCGTCGTGATAAAAGATTAAAGGGCGCGCATCAATACACTCTTCTTCAAACTTTTCCATAGTATACGCAACAGCGGCTTTACAAGTAATACCTTCAGCGGATTGCAATAGGTAATTCAAAGCTTTGTGACCTGAATCAAGATAAATCCTTCTGCCATCTAAAGCAGGTATACTCGCTCGCATATCACGCGCTTCTGAAATCTTTACAATTTCCATTAAGCGATCAGTAAGTCTTTTAAATCCGGGAATAGCTTTCGCAAACTTATCCCTAGATTCTTTACCTGCTTTCTTGTCACGTTTACCAGTTAGTATTAAACCTAGTTTTTCTAAACCGGCGCCGAAGAGGAAAGCATAAATCCAAGGCTTAGCAGTGACCCGGTCACAACCAAGTATATCAGCGTTCTTTTGGTGGACGTCTCCGTTGATGACCTCATTAGTAAAATCCTTATCTTTAATATAATGACACAATGCTCTAAACTGATTACCACTAGAGTCTGCGCCTACAACTTTATAACCTTCTTCGCAACCGAACAAAGATCGCATTTCTTTACCCCATGCCGCTTTAGGGCTAGGTACGTTTACTACAATTTTATGACGAGCACGACCTGTAGGAGTCGCAATCGTAAACATATCACCTCTTAGTCTACCGTCTTCTGCAGTGTTAGCAATCCATCCTTGAAGGATTCCGAGTCGAGAACGTGTGGTGTAAAACCGGTTAATGAGTTCTCCATCTTTGCCACATGCGCGGAGCGATTCCTCGCAGAGCTTTGGGGATTTCTTAATAAATTCCTTCCCCCGTCGTTCCCAATTCCAATCAAGAGGCTCCCAACCAATACTATATAAATACTCTTTGACATAATCCATTGAACCCAAATCGGGTGACAAAACTTGAATACGATGATAAGGACCAATAATTGTTTGTTTGGTCTTACCATCAGCGGCTATAACTTTACATGGCCCTTCCACATTAAAATGTGCAATGGTTCTTGCCATGTATTCCCCATTCTTTTTATACTCTGGATTACGAGGTTCTTTATCTAGGTTTTTAATCCTAGCTTTCATTTTAGGTTCAACAATACTACGTATTTGAGCAAGCTCGGATTCCATTGCCCATTCAAGTCGATCAGCGGTTTTCATGTCAAAAACCCAACCCTGTTCAGCACATTGCGCTTGAAATTCTGAAAGCTTGTGTTCTATACGTAAACTTTTCTTAAGAAACTCTGGGTGTTTACAACTCTTTAAAGTTTCTGTAAGTTCCCTTGCAAGTAAGCGATAAACCTTTTCGTTAATGCGGACATCTTCTCTACAACGATGTACCATGTCTTCAGAAAAGTTAAGCCAATCTTCATGTTCAGGCTTCTTAACGCCTAGATACTCACCCCATACGGCTAAGTTGTGCTTACCATTAAATCGGTTATAGTCAAGCACCTGTGACATTAAAAGAGTATCACGTATAACAGTATGCGGCTTAGGTTGCCAATTCATTAGCTTTTTCAGTACAGGTAAGTCATATTGAATTTGATTATGTGCAATAATTTCTTTTGCATTATCAAATAACTTTCTAAAATCGTTTAAGGGTTTAGCATCAGGTTCGCTAGTTTCATCACAGAAGACATGTTCTTCTCCTGTGTCTAAGTCTTTAGCGATTATCATCCAAACTCTATCAACTGGGCTACTTTTTTTATTTCCACGAAGCAAGCCGTTAGCTTCGATGTCATATACTAGCTTCATTTAATTACCTATAAGATTCTTTTGAAAGCTCCCTTAAATAGTTACCGATAGTATTTTCGTCAACTTCGAATTCAGGGTATCTGTTCAAAATCTTTTTAATATAATCATAATTAATCTCATAATCGTGATGAGACCAATCAAACTTCATTACTCTAGATGTAATGGTATCTAAGAAATCTCCGTGATACATGGGATCTCTTTGATGTTGTTGCCATACTTTCGAAAGCGAACAGCAAAATGCATCTTGCAAGTATGCGTAAGGCGGCATACAAAAATGTTTAAGGAAAATGACTTGGACATCATATTCATTTTGCTTACATGTCGCATCGTAAATGGAAGACCAAACCCGATTAAAATATTTACCTTGAAGGACAAAGTCAATAGCTCCTCGGCTATATCCTGAGTATCCTGCATCTTTGCTAGACATAACAGTAAAATCTCGAAAGCCATCAAGACTGTTTAGCATCATCTCTGCCATAGAGGAGTCTACTTGTAATGGACATTCTAGATAAAGATCAAAGTCTTCACCGGGTCGATTGAAGTAATGCTCGCGTAACATACCGCCAGCTAGATAAACTTCTTCAGTTTTAAAATAGTTAGTTAGCTCAGAAAGTAATTTGTTTGCTACACTTTTCTGCGCACCGATTTTAATTTCGTCTTCACTTTGTGGTAACATTATATAATCTCAATCGTTGTTGTTGGGATCAATTTCGCCTGTTTGCTTATACTTAACTAAGCAGTTAAGATACCATCGAGCTTTACGGTATTCTTGCTCAACATCATCTTTTTTACCACTACGCATTAAGTACTTGTACACTTGGCCCAGCAGGTGAGCTTCTACGCCATCCTTGTCATCAAGCATATGTTGCATCATTTGCATATACTGAAATCCCGGGACTACATCATTATAATGAGAGCCTGAAACTGCCTTAGCTATTTCATTTAGCTCTCTTTCATCTGAGGCAGGATCTTTGTTAAACATATTTTTTCCTTCTTCAGTATTTAAAAATTTATTATGGATTCTACTTATTTCTGCTACAGGGCTTTCTGACTTTAAACGAGGCAGATAACCTTCAGCCATTTGCTCTTGAAAATCTAAATTTTCGTAAGGATGGTGAGGCGCTCTGCCATGTATATCTTGAAAGCTAAGAAGATTTAAATTTGCATTTACTGCAAAGAATTGTAGATCCTCATAAGTTCTAAAAGGAGTTCTATCTTCTAGGGCTCTTTTAATTTGTACACTGTTAAAAGCCCATAAGTCTTTCTTTTCTAAAGCCATATTAATGTCCTTTAGTTAATGTATTTTGGTATATCTCCGTTTCTTTTAATACAGCTATCTTCATAGGGAGCAACTACTCGACGGTAAAACTCCTGCTGGGCACCAGATAGAGCACCCATAACATCGTTCATGTCTTGATAGCGTTTATCACTCATATCCATGAATTCAGCGATAGCTCGCGCAATTACGTACTGAAGTTCTCCTGCAGTTGCAGGTGGACTTTCTCTTAAAGCCAAACTAACAAGTTCTAAGTCGGCTCGGCTTTGATCATCTACGTAAGGCATTTATTTTTCTCCGATTGTTTCACGTTTAAATTTATAGTAAGCTTTATAACCTGCAACAGCACAATCTCGCTTGTACTCATCAGGCATACATTGAGGAGGAGGGGTAAACCCTGCATCTGGCATATTAGCCGGAGGATACCTTAGTACCTCTTCCATTTTAGTAATAGTTAAATGCTTTTTACCATATCTCTTAGTATACTCTTTACCTAATGCAATCATGTGTTTATAAACCCAATCGTAGTGTTTTGTGGATTGACGAACCCACACACAAGACGGATGGTTAACATGTGTTCGCTTATAGAAATGATCGCGCTCATTACCGTATTCACGGTGGGCAGTAGATAATATTTGAGCAGACTCAAGTATCATCTTAACTACATGCTTATTGATCATATCCTCTGCGGCGACCTCGGGATCTTTATCAATGTAAAATACATTCATACGTCATGCCTTCCAATTTTTTCACATTTAATGTTAAACTTTTCGATTTGACGTTTGTAGTCAGGTCTCGAAAGCAGGTCTACATATTGCTTTGCTTCATATATACAATGTTCAAGTTTAGGGGTTTCTAGTATCTCTTTATAACCAAATCTTCCGTCTGGAAGGGTTATACTAACAGTTAAAACAAACATTATATAATACATAGTTGCCTCTAGTAGTAGCTACTGGCGGCTGAGAGTACGTCTTCTAGTGTATAGTGTTTTTCAGTAGCTATAGCTTCAATAAAGGGATGCGGGTAATCATCATCTTCTGTCCACAAAATGATAATTTTATTTTTCATATGTGCAAACATAAGTTCCATGCTTGTACCAGTTCCCCTACCAGATTTTCTCCGTACATCTGCAATCACAACTCGTGAGTCTGCTATGTCTTGGAGATCTTGCTTAAATATTCTTTGGCATACATTCATTCCACGAATTTCGTTTTGTAGATTTTTATCTAATTGTTTATGAAAACTAATTCTTCGAGTAGGGTCTAAAACTAGAATTCCCATTTCATTTAAATACTCATGACACTTCCTACGCCAAGCGCACATTTCGTCACGAGTTTTATCTTCCATAGGTCCAGCAAGATATACATAGTCTTTACTCATATACTTCCTCCAATAAGCGCCCTAAGCTTATTCTCAAGGCGCTTTAATTGATTTACCATTCAGAATCGTCTGTATTGGTGTCAGCGGGAATAACTACTTCTGTTTCACCCTCTGCTTCGAAGGCTAGACCGTTACCGCCTTTGTACTCAACTAGCTTCATAACTTGCACAGCTTTAAGTGAAAAGCCAATATCTTCTTGACCATTCATCTTATAGGTGTAAGTGTCAATTTGAACGTTACCGATTGAGCCATTGCCTAAGGTTCCACCATCAACGGGCATTAGTTGTGCATCAACAACTTTTACAGGATCTCGCTCTATTCCATCTTTTGTAAATGCTTTACGCTTAAGGTTTACTTGATAAAAAGAACCTTCTCCATCTTCTTTAAGGGTAGCGCGAAGCTTATGCGTGTCACGCCATACCTTTGCTTCTGCTTTGTCACGAGTACGAATCTGAAGCTCCCAGTGAGGCTGTGGTGCATTAAATGGATTTACTGGCTGATCAAGCTTTGCCCAGAACAACTCAGCATTACGGATAACAATAGATGACATAATTTCTTCCTTCTTGGTTTAATTTACGTGTTTTAACAAAATGCGAAGTCTGATTTTAAGACTTCATTAAGGTTTAAATTTCCTCGATCCGGAAACAAGTCTA